GGTGGTTACAAAGGCCAGGGCAAAGATTTGCCAGTGCATTCGCCCAGGCGTGATGAGTACGCCAGGCGTAAGCTGGCAAGGACAGAGGACAGCAGGCAGCAATCATCATTTGTTGATGCTGATTTCGAGAGCATGACAGACGAAGAATTAGAGGGGCTGGTGCTGGATGGCAGAATTACTATCGATGACGGTTTGTAGGAGCATGGCCCAGGATCACTTCGACTGGTCAATCAGGGAAGGTATGGGTCTGTTTATGATTGCTGAGGCTTGGGGCATCGAGCCATGGGCAAAGACGCAATATGGCGGCCATGGTGCGCTTACAGAGGGCTATGTAGTCGAGCAGATGGCATTACAGGTTAGGGAGATGATGCGTGGCAAAGAAGAAGGAAACCCATCACAAAGATCACAGGGTGGAACCGTGTGTGTCTTGCGGCCAAAGCCACGCGATAGCGGCTGGGACATGGGTGATATTGGCCAGCGGAGTGCTGGTGTGTGCAAACGATAGGTGTTGGAGAGAGCATGTCGAAAAAATACAGATCAAATCCACCGAGGTTGGCCAAGAGGGCCATGAAGACATACGAGGACAGGGCAGTAAGCCTGGGGGACTTCCGCCCGATGTTCGAGGAAATAGCGTACCGTTGGAGCATAGTGCTGGGCAGGCCGATAACGCCAGCGCAAGCAGCACGGTGCATGGCAGAGATGAAGATGGCCCGATGGAACGCTGGATACAGAGAAGATCACGCAATTGATGCGGCAAACTATGCGTTTATCGCAGCAGCAATGGATGTGGAAAAAGATTAAATGAGTTTTGAGGAAAAGATCCGCTGCGGTGTCTTAGACATATCAGACATTTCTAAGCTATCTAAGATAGATCATAACCTACCTATATCTATTACTAATACTAGTCAAGTCTTAGATAGGTCGGCTGAGATTAAATCTTTGCTGGGTGATGTGGTCAAACACAGCAACCAAAATTATGCCACTGCAGTGACCAAGGCGAAGACTGACCGGCTTGCCTGGCGCAAAGACAAGGTGCTTAGGGCCATGAGGCCGCGCATGTCTGCAGACCGATACACTGATATTTGCAAAGCATTGGCCAAGCTTGATGGCACGGATCTCAATGAAGTTGTTACGCGATTGGAGATGAGATGGGCATAAAGGACATCGATGACCTACATGTGTCGCTGATTGAAGCCGCAGAGACGGAGCGTAGGCTGCCACCTGCTAGGCGTAAGCAGAAGATGGCATGCTGGCCTGACTATCCGCTGGATTGGCATGGTTACGGCTGGACGCAGGCAGGCGAGGTGATGCTAAGGCCAACAGCAGATCAGATCGATTCGCTGGATTACTTGGTTAGCCTGGTTGTTGCCATGGATGAGGAAGATCGGCGGATCATATGGGCAGCAGCTCACTCGGCTGCATTCCGGCACAGAGGGCCACAGTGGACTAAAATAACAAAAATCCTGGGGCTGAATGACCCCAGGATGGTGAAGCGACAGTACAAGGATGCGCTGATAAAGCTGTGGTACAGGCTATGATCTACGAAACCCTGCATCAAAAGCATCATTGCCAAATTCTTGAGCGCAACGATTAGTGCAGAAATAACCGCAATACATCTCATAGCTTTCGCCATCCCACAGCGTGAGGATGTCTTGATCCCAAGTGGCTCGCTTGTTGATTACTTGCATATTCCCAACATACGGCCCCTCATTTCTTTTCCAATGGCTTGTCGTGTGCTTCTTAGCGAGCTTGCCGCAGTTTGGACAGCTTACCTGCTCTTTGAATATTCTTCTGGGCATTACAAATCTCCTGTCACAGCAAATAGAAGGATCGTTGCCAGGTACAAAGAAGCGAACCAGGCAACGGTCATGATGAATTCAAAGGCCAGTCTAAGCATTGCCATCACATCCTGGGTACGCGAAGCAGCCCTGATCAGCCAGGTGGATCAGCATGTACCTGGCGTATGCTGTGAGGAATTCATGGCCATCCCAGGTGAATTGATCCAGGTTTCTCTCGACAGCCATGTCGTAGCTTACTTTGAATGACCAAGCTTTCTCTGGTGTGAATGAAATCATATCGCTCATGTTTATCTCCTATGTTTACTTACCTACTAAATATGGGCATATAGACAGATACTGTCAATAGTATAGACCGATATAGTCAAGTATGTTGCGAATGCCTCTAAATCTGGTATTATTCATGTATCGTAGGCACTACATGTTGTTCACGATGTTCCTCCCTAGTAACTTACGCATGGCTTGTCTGGTTTCGACCAGGCAGGCTGCGTCTTTGAGGATTGAATGGCTCGGAAACTAACTAAGAAACATATGCAGGACATTGCCGACCGGCTCGGTGCAGGTGAGAGCCTGACCAGGATCTGCGCTGAGGATGGCATGCCGTCTTACCGCAGTGTCACCAGGGCAGTGCTGCAGGACGATGAGTTGTACGAGATCTATCGTAAAGGCAGACTGCTGCAGGCTGAGTATTACAGCGATCACATCAATGACCTGGCTCGGCAGCCACTGCCTGAGACTGTTGACCCGAAGGTGCTGAATGCTGAGGTGCAGCGCAGAAGGCTTGAGGTAGACACGCTCAAGTTTACCATGGGCAAGCTGCAGCCCTGGGGCTTGCGTGACAAGAAGGAAGATGCACCGGCAAGCAGCAGCATCACGCTGACATGGCTCAATGGTGAGGTCACGACAGAGGGGTGAGATGCCCATATATAAACGCCCTGTCTGGCCGAGCTTCGCGCATGAGGTTGGCCGGTCAGGTACCACAGTCTGAGTGTAGTGTGCTGCATGGCTGTGATCCGCAGTGAGCTTGGCGAGATAATGCCTGGCAGCCCGAGCTGTCTCCAGCTTGTCTCCAAAAAGGATGGGGGGTAGGTAAATTTTGGCAGGGCAGGCACCCCACCCTCGCCATATCTACCGGCCCATCTATAACATATAATATACCCTGGTCTTGGAGCCTCACATTCATGCAGATTGTCATCCCCTATGCACCTCGGCCTCTTCAGGCAAAGCTGCATGACGATCTGTCTGCGAAGCGCTGGGGCGTTGTCGTATGTCATAGACGCTTTGGCAAGACTGTGATGAGTGTCAATCACATCCTGCGTGATGCGATCATGAACACAAAGACCAATCCGAGGTATGCTTACATGGCCCCGACCTACCGGCAGGCCAAGTCTGTTGCCTGGGATTATTTGAAGGAATTTGCTGGCAGCATACCTGATACGCGCTTTCATGAGACTGAGCTGCGTTGTGACCTGCCTAATGGTGCCAGGATAAGCCTGTTAGGGGCTGAAAACCCTGACAGCCTACGCGGTATTTATTTAGATGGTTGCGTCATGGATGAGGTCGCAGACATGCCTGAAAGCGTGTTTCCTGAGATCCTTAGACCGGCGCTGTCTGATCGCCAGGGCTGGTGTGTGTTCGTAGGCACACCGCGTGGCACCAACATGTTTTATGACTACTACGAGCAGGCTGTGGCCAACGATGACTGGGTTGCCACGGTGTACAAGGCGTCTGAGACAGGCATCTTACCTGCAGAGGAATTGGATGCTGCCAGGTCGATGATGACGCCTGACCAGTATGAGCAGGAGTTTGAGTGTTCTTGGGTAGCCAATGTGCCTGGTTCGATTTATGGCAAAGAGATGCAGGCGGCGCTCGATGATGGAAGGATTACGAATGTTCCGTATGATCCGGCAGCTAAAGTTCACACTTTCTGGGATTTGGGCATTGGCGATAGCACGGCTATCTGGTTTGCACAAACAGGCGGCTCGGCTGGTCGAGGTGTACACATTATCGATTATTATGAGGCGCGTGGCGAAGGCTTGCCGCACTACTGTTCAGTCTTGTCGCGTAAAAATTATTTGTATGGGGATCACTATGCGCCTCACGACATTGAAGTGCGCGAACTGGGTTCGGGCAAAAGCCGTAGAGAAGTGGCGTGGGATCTTGGGCTAAACTTTCGGGTGCTGCCTAAACTGCCGCTGGAAGATGGGATACATGCTGCACAGATGCTTATTCCTCGATGCTACTTTGACCGAGAGAAGTGCAAGGCAGGGATCGAGGCCCTTCGGCAGTACCATAGGGCGTATAATGAAAAGGCTCGCACATACCGGCTGTCGCCTGTTCATGATTGGTCTAGTCATGGCAGCGATGCGTTTCGGTACATGTCGATTGGGATACGAGAGGGTCATGCTGACCGTAGGCCGCAACAGCGCCAGGCGGTAACAAGCTATGATCCGTTTGCTGTGGCAAGTTAGGAGTGTTTGATGAATAAGAAGGTATCTGTTCCTAGGAAGGTCAATTACAAGGGCGTACCGCACCAGCTCGCTTATGTGACAAATAAAGAGATGTCACTGATGCGTAAGCATGGCGGCAGCGGTGAGCCTGGTGTGGGTGGTATTCCGACATTTATCCCTGACGATGGCAATCGTGGCGGCCATTCTGATTTTGGCGGCGATGGGCGGGATGGTTCTGGCGCACCTAGCGGCCCAAGCAAGGGCGAGTTTGGCGGCGGCGATAGTAAAGATGCTAGCAATTTCAGCTTGGGCAATTATGATTCTAAGGCTGCCTCAAAAGGCAAAGGTCAAAGCCAAGCAAATTTAGAGGCTCAAAGAGCTGCTGCAGAAGCTGCTGCAAGGGAAAGAGCAAAGGAACAGCTAAAGGTTCGTGAGAAAAAAGCCGCTAAAAAAACTTTGCTCGATTATACGCCTGTCGGGATGTTTTCAAAATACATGGGCCAAAAGATGCGTAGTTATTTGGGCGAGCAGCTTGATGCCGAAAACTTTGTCGATGCTATATTTGATCAAAAAGGCAAATACGTTGGTAATGTAACCAAGAACGCTCTTGGTATGAATGTTTTTACCGGCATGAAGGTACAGGGCTACACCGGTAAATATGCTGGCCTTGTTGCTCAAAACACGCCAGGCGACAGAGACGATGAAATTGAAACCCAAGTTGTTAAAGATTACTCCGGTGGCAAATTAGACCCTAACAAAAATGATGATGGCGTGAACCAAGTTTTACCGCCAGAGCCTGAGAAAGAGCTGAAGGAAGACGCCGACCTTGAGAATGAGGCTAAAAAGAAATACGGCCAGATGGAGCAGGTCGAAACAACACCCCAGGGGTTATTGACCAAGGCGCGTACAAGAAGACGAAGCCTGCTGGCTACAGGACTACTGACATGATGCTGGGCAACAAAAAGCCACAGAACATGGCTGGACTGATGGGCGGCAACGCACCGCAGCCAATGTTTCAGAAAATGAATGAAACTACCAATCCGCTTGAGCAGCTAATGCAGAAAGTGTCTGGCAAAACGCAAGGCCGCGCCATGGCAGGCATCAAGCCAATGAGATCAATTTTGAACGGTGGTAAGACCTATGGCTAAAATCGCACCAGATATTGCCGCGCTAGACCGGCGTTACAAAACGCTGTCTGACCAGCGCAAAAACTGGGAGAGCCACTGGCAACAGCTTGCTGATTATATGCTGCCTAGACGCGCTGACATTACAAAGAAGCGGTCAGAGGGCGATAAGCGTACAGAATTAATCTTCGATGGCACTGCGCTACATGCTGTAGAGCTGCTGGCTGCAAGCCTTCATGGCTATATGACAAGCCCGAGTGTGCCATGGTTTAGCCTGGGATACCGGCAGCGCCAGCTACAGGACAGTGATGCGTCTATGGAATGGCTCGAAGACGCACAAAAGCAAATGTATATGGCCTTTAATCGGTCAAATTTTCAGCAAGAAATACATGAGCTGTACTATGACCTGGTGGTTTTTGGCACGGCTTGCCTCTACATCGAGCAAGACATCGATGGCGGTATGCGGTTTAGCTGCAGACATATTGCTGAAATTTACATATCTGAAGATGCCCAGGGGCGTGTCGATACGGTCTATCGTAAGTTTAGCATGACAGCCAGGGCGATTGCTGCTGAGTTTGGCGAAGAGAACCTGCCGCAAAAAATTGCAAAAGATTTAAAGGAACACCCATACGAAGAACACGCACTAATTCACGCTGTATTCCCTAAAGATGGCGTAAAGTCAGATTTGTTTTCACAAATTCAAAAGCCAGTAGGCTCTGTGTATTATTGTGAAGAAACGAAAATGAAGATACGCGAAGGCGGCTTTGACGAAATGCCGCTTTTGGTTGTGCGCTTTAACAAAGACAGTGAAAGCACCTGGGGTAGATCGCCAGCCATGAATTGCCTGAGCGACACCAAGATGGTCAATAAAATGTCGGAGATTACGATTCGGGCAGCACAAAAGCAGCTCGACCCACCGTTGATGGTGCCAGATGATGGGTTTTTGCTGCCTGTACGCACAACGCCAGGCAGTCTGAACTTTTACCGGTCAGGCACCAGGGATCGCATGGAGCCGATGCAGATCGGTGCAAACAATGCCCTGGGCTTGAACATGGAAGAACAAAGACGAGCTGCTATACGCCAGGCGTTTTATGTTGACCAGCTTATCCTAGATAGCAGCCCACAGATGACTGCTACGGAGGTTCTGAGCCGCCAGGAGCAGCGTCTAAGGCTTCTTGGCCCTGTCCTGGGCAGATTGCAGGAAGAACTGCTGAAGCCGCTTATAGACCGGTGTTTCGGTATTATGTTCCGGCAAGGTGCGTTTATGGCACCACCAGAAGAGCTGCAGGGCATGGAAATCGACATTGAGATGATCAGCCCACTGGCTAAGGCGCAGAAGCAAAGCGAGCTGCAGAATACTATGCGCGGCATCGAGGTGCTGTCACAGATGTCACAGATCGCGCCAGTGCTTGACTATATCGACAGTGATCGCCTGGTTAACTACCTGATCGATGTGATGGGCATGCCAGCCGAGATCATCCGGTCAGACGAACAAGTTGCCATGTTGCGGCGTCAACAGAAGATTGCCCAGGCAGAACAGGCTGAGATGCAGCAGGAGCTGCAAGAAGCAGAGGTGGCTAACAAGGTCGCCCCATATATCAAAGCTACATCAGGATAATTATGGAAAACCCAGTAGAGGAATTGATCGCGGCTTACCGCCAGGTGTTCAACACGCCCGAAGGTACAGCCGTGCTGCATGATTTGAAAAAACGGTTTCATCTGTCAGTAACCACATTTGAGCGAGGTGATCCACATTATAGTGCTTTTCTTGAAGGACAACGCAGTGTGGTGCTGATGATCGACAATATGATGGAAGAAAGAAAGGCGCGCCAACAACAAATCGAGGACTAAATGGACGAGACAACCCCAATGGAAGACAGCGGATCTCAACCCGAAGCACAGGCAGTCGAGCAAGCACCGGTTAGCTTTATCGACAGTTTGCCAGAGGATTTACGAGGCGAGCCATCACTGAAAAACTTTACTGACGCAGGGTCATTAGCAAAATCTTTTGTCCATGCCCAGCGGATGATCGGTGCTGAAAAGTTGCCGCTTCCTGGCAAGAGTGCGACAGATGACGAATGGAATACAATCTACAGCAAGCTCGGCAGGCCCGACAGTGCTACAGATTATCAGTTTGACGGTGTGCAAAACCTAGAGGCTGAGGAGGTTTCTTCTTTTGCTGAGGCCGCACACAAAGCTGGTTTAAGACCGCAACAAGCTGAAGCGATGCTCGGCTTCATGGATGGCAGAGATCAGGGCATGTTTGCTCAGTTTGAGCAAGGCACCCAGGAAGCCATCAACGAAGGCTATGCAGAACTGCAGCGTGAGTGGGGGCCAGCTCTTGATGAAAAGATTGGGCGAGCGACAACGGCTTTGATTTCGCTTGGTTTACCGTATGAGCGTGATGAAAACGGCAATGCCTATGTACCGCTCATGGATGAAATAAGGTTGAGTGATGGCCGTGCTTTAGGCGATCACCCAACGATGATTAAGTTGTTTGCGGATATAGCCGACAAGCTGGGCGAAGATACCCTGGCTGGTGCCGCTACCACATTCGAGATGACGCCCAAAGAGGCGCAGGCAGAGAAATCATCTTTGACTGCTCCTGGGACGCCATACTGGGATAATCAACACCCAGAGCATAAAGCAGCAGTGCAGCGTGTTTTGGAGTTGAATGGGATTATTTTCCCCGAAGGACAAGCCTAACGGCCCCTTCCGCATGCCTGTAAGCCAGGTCGATTAGCTGGCGTAACTAGCAGTCACGGCCCCGAAAGGGATAACCAGACGCAATAAACCTATCGTAACTTTGTGAGAAGGAGATTGTGATGTCTTCACAAATCACCACCGCATTCGTGAATCAATTTTCATCGAATGTGACAATGCTCTCGCAGCAAATGGGTTCATTGCTGCGGAGTTCTGTTGATGTTGAAACCATCAATGGCGAAAAGGCGTTTTTTGACCAAGTTGGTCAGGCAGCGGCTGTTCAAAGAACTACAAGAAATGGCGATACACCGCTCATGGAAACACCCCATGCACGGCGTCAAGTCACCTTGAAGGATTTTGAATACGCTGATCTGATTGATGATCAGGATAAAATCCGCATGTTGATTGATCCAACATCAACCTATGCTCGGGCTGCGGCTGCTGCCATTGGCCGTGCTATGGACGATGAGATCATTTCAGCTTTGATCGGTTCAGCCAACACTGGCAAGACTGGTTCAACATCTGTGGCTTTGCCAGCAGCGCAAAAAATCGCTCATGGCTCTGCAGGTTTGACCATTGCTAAGTTGGTTGAAGCAAAGCAAAAGTTGGACGAAAAGTCTGTTGATCCATCTATTCGCCGGTACATTGCTGTGTCGCCAAAACAGATCTCAGATCTGTTAAACAACACAACAGTCACCAGCGCAGACTTCAACACAGTCCGTGCTTTATCGACTGGCTCGATCAACGAGTTTGTCGGCTTCACCTTCATCGTAACTAATCGTCTGAGTACCGATTCCAATAGCGACCGCCAGGTTATTGCCTGGGCGCAAGATGGTTGCAAATTGGCTATGGGTAAAGAGCCGACTAGCCGCATTGAAGAACGTGCTGACAAGTCTTACGCAACCCAGGTCTACTACTGCTCGTCTTTCTCTGCGACACGCATGGAAGAAGAAAAAGTAGTTGAGATCGCTTGTTCAGAGTAAAGGAGACTGAATAATGGCTACTGTTTACTCAACACAGCGCACGAATGCTCGTGCAACCCCTGTGGTTATGAACAAGGCAAATGAGCTTGGCGGTCGTGTCCGTGTAGCACATGGCGTGTATGAAGCATCAGCTTTGGCATCTGGCGATGCCATCGAGATGTTTTTGCTGCCAAATGGCGCACGGATCTTGTCAGGTTCATTAGCTCATGACGCAATGGGTTCATCTACTACTCTGTCAGTAGGTCACGCAGCCTACACAGATTCAGATGGCACTGCTGTTGCTCTCGATGCTGATGAGTTCAAAGCTGCTGCTGCTTCAACCTCTGCTCAAAAAGTGGATGTTGCTGCAACATTGGCTCTCGGCTCAGGTATTGAGATCGATGCGAATGAAGATGGCTATCCAGTAACTGTCACAATGGGCGGTGCCGCAGGCACAGGCACCATTGAACTGACAATGCTGTATGCTCTCGACTAAAACTAAGGGCAGCCCTTTGGGGCTGCCTTTTCCCTTTTACGGAGATCGCTGATGCCAAGTGTCGTTGATATATCAAACGCTGCGCTAAACATGCTGGGCGCTACAAACATCACCAGTTTGACAGAGGACAGCAAAGCAGCTCGATTGGTAAATCAGCGTTATACTGCTGTGCGTGATGCTGTTTTCCGCAGTCACAACTGGAACAGCTTGATTGCTAGAGCAGAGCTGGCCAGGTCTTCTACAACACCAGCATTCGGATATGCCTACCAATACCCACTGCCAAGCGATTGCTTGCGCGTCTTAGAATTTACCAACGGCTTTTTGTCGTATCCGCAGGACAACATTACCAGCAATAACAATGGCCCAGTTTATGTGGTCGAGGGTCGCAATCTGTTGACGGATGAGGCTGTTGCAAAAATTAAGTATGTCACCAGGGAAACAGATCCAAACAAATATGATCCGCTGCTTGTCGATGCCATATCAGCTCGCCTGGCGTATGAGCTTTGCTACGCTGTGACAGGTAGTAATGGCATGATCGCTACTACCAAAACTATTTATGATGAAAAAATGAGAGAGGCCAGATTTGTCGATGCTACTGAGGGAGCTGCTGAACGGTTTGAGGCAAGCGACCTAATCGAAAGCAGGTTTTAGGCATGGCAAGGTCTGCCCCAAGTTTATCCAGCTTTGTAGCCGGTGAAATATCGCCGCGCCTGGAAGGCCGCACAGAGTTAGAAAAATACAGGGCCGGTGCGTCTGAGCTGCTAAACATGGTTGTACATCCGCATGGCGGTGTCACCAGGCGGCCAGGCACAGAGTTTTTGGGCGAGGTCAAAAACAGCGCAACAAAGACAAGGCTGATACCTTTTCAGTTTAAGACCAGCGACACATACATTCTTGAGTTTAGCGACAGTATCATGCGTGTGTATCGCAATGGTGGCCAGGTTCTCGATACTGCAAAAAACATTACAGGCGCAACCCAGGCAAACCCTGTTGTCATAACTAGCGCAGCACATGGTTACTCTAATGGTGATGAGGTCTTTGTTTCCGGCGTGACCGGCATGACACAGCTCAACAGCAGAAATTATAAGGTTGCAAACAAGACTACTGACACTTTTGAAATCACAGATCTGTACGGCAACAACATCGATGGGACAGCTTTTACAGCTTACACATCGACAATAGGCGTCAACTTAGTTAGCGGCGCATTCACTGTCGGTGAAACTGTTAGCGGCGGCACCTCGGGCGCTACAGCTTTTTATGTGTCCGATAATGGCACCACCATGAATTTGACCGGCGTTAGCGGTGTATTCCAAAGTGGCGAAACACTGACCGGCGGCACATCTACAGAAACTGCGACGACCACAGCGGCTGACACATCTACAAGTGGCGGCACATCTGAAAAAATATTTGAGGTTGCAAGCCCATACCCAGCGACAAAAATATTCGATGTAAAGTTTGTGCAGTCTGCTGATACCATGTACCTGGTTCACCCAGAGTACGCTGTTAGGACACTGACCAGGACAGACCATAATGCCTGGACATTTGCTACGCCTGAGTTTACCGGCGGCCCATATTTAGATCTGAACACGACTAGCACAACCGTTAATCCTAGCGGAACATCTGGCACCAAAGCACTTGTCGCTAGTGCTGATTTGTTTGCAAGCACAGATGTTGGCCGATTGATAAAGTTTAATGGTGGTCATGCAGAAATCACTGCATTCACTGACGCCAGAAATGTAACTATTAGTATACAAAGCAATTTGACTGCCAGCACAGCTACGGTGAACTGGGAGCTAGGAGCCTGGTCTGATACAACAGGCTACCCAAGCTGCGTGACATTTTTCGAGCAGCGCCTTGTCTTCGCAGCGACCACCGAAGAACCACAGACAATGTTCTTTAGCAAGAACGGCGATTACCTAAACTTTACATCCGGCACTAACGCTGACGATGCTTTAATTTATCAAATTGCATCAAATCAGGTAAACAACATCCGCTATCTTTCTGCAACCAGAGTGCTGACGATTGGCACATCCGGCGGCGAATATGTGTTGACCACTACAAACGATGGGCCGGTTACACCAACCAACGCCCAGATTCGTAAATACTCAAATTATGGTACTGCGAATGTTGAGCCGGTGCAGGTTGCAGATGTGACCATGTTTTTGCAGCGAGCCAAGCGCAAGCTGCGTGAATTTAAGTATGCAGGCGAAATCAACACATCTGGTTACATTGCTACAGATCTAACCATTTTGGCTGAACATATCACCGAGGGCGGCATGCTGGGCATGGCTTACCAGCAAGAGCCTGACAGCATTGTATGGATGATACGCAATGATGGGCAGCTTATCGGCCTGACTTATCGGCGCGAAGAAGAAGTGGTTGCCTGGCACCGACACACGATTGGCGGCACATACACCGGCACACATGAAGGGCTGGCGTCTGCCACATACGCCTATGGCATGGTTGAAAGCATTGCAACGCTACCGTCTGATAGCGGTGAGGATGAGCTTTACATGATCGTAAAGCGAACTATCAACAGCGTTACAAAGCGTTATGTTGAGCGGATGAAGACATTTAACTTTGGTGACGACACAACTGAGGCGTTTTTTGTAGATAGCGGTTTATCATACAGCGGATCTGCAACGACATCATTTGGTGGGCTGTACCACCTTAATGGCGAGACAGTGGCGTCATTGGTAAATGGCGCGACGCATCCTGATAAAACGGTAGCTGCAGGCGCTATATCGCTCGATACAAGCGCAACAAACGCTGCTGTTGGCCTGGCGTACACAAGCCGTATCAAGACGCTGCGTCTCGAATCTGGTAGCGCAGACGGTACTAGCCAGGGCAAAATCAAGCGTATTCACTCAATCACGCTTCGGTTGCATGAAACTGTAGGTGTCGAGGTTGGCAGCTCGACAAATGAGGTTGATCGCATACCGTTTAGAACATCTGCTATGGCCATGTCTGCTGCGGTTGAGCTGTTTACAGGTGACAAAGAGATTGAGTTTCGAGGCGGCTTTGAAGAAGACGAACAGATTGTTGTGCAGCAGAGCCAGCCCTTGCCGCTGACATTGTTGGCGATTTACCCACGCCTTAACACTTTTGACAAATAGGTGATCGATGTTTGAGCTTATTAGCACAGGCTTACAGCTTTTCGGGGCTTACAACAGTTATAAGTCAGGCAAAGACGCAGGCAACATGGCTCTGGCAGTCGGGGCTAAAAATGCCACGATTATCGAGCGCGATATTGATATTGCTAATAGGCAAAAAGAAATACTACAGCGCAATCTTGAGCGTAGCAACGAGCGTAAAATGTCGGCATTCGGCGCGTATCAAGCAGGCGCAAGAAATGCGACACTTGGCCAAGGCATGACGAGCCGTGGGACACCGCAAGACATCTTCATCGAAAATGTAAAAGAATTTAACTACGAGCTGGCTGTAGATCGTTACAACACAGAGATCGCCTTGCTTGAGCAAGATGATTTGATTGAAGAAACAAAATTGCGAGCTGAGGTTTCGCGTATGGGCGGCCAAGCTGAAAAAAGCGCGTTACGCGCACAAGGTACATCCGCTTTGATTACCGGAGCTGCAGGCGGCATTGGCACCATAGCTGATGCTGGCGGCATGGATTATCTGCGCGATGTCTGGACAGACTTGACCACATAGGGTGTGAAGCATGGGAATTAAGATACCTGTTTATCGTTCTGAAGCGATGCCAACTACTGCAACCGGTATGCGGAGCTGGCGCACAAGGGTCGATAGCACACCTTTCATTCAAAAAATCAAAGCCGAGAATGACCTGGTGAATGCTTTTACCGGCACTATTGCTGAGGCTCTGGCGCTTAAAGGCAAGTCAGAGCGTGAGACTGCCGCAGCCCAGGCATTACTGGCTGCTGAGGTTTCTATGCAGCAGACAGTGGCACAGCTCGAAAATAGCAAGACGCCCTGGAATGTTATGAGCGAAGATGTAACCCAGCCAGACAATTGGATGGGCGCGGTCAATGACATTAGAGAGACAGCCATGGCAGAACTTGGTGCCGGTGCCAAAAAAATATTCGATATTAAGTTTGGTACGTTGCAGGCGCGGTACACTGCGTCAATGCAGGAGAAGAACACCAAGCGTCTGAATAAATACGAGGTTGATCAATTTGAGATCGGCGCGTTGACCATCGAGGCAGATTTAGGAACGGCTGACCCAGGCAATGTAAACATACCTTTGTACAATCAAAAGATGGCAGAGCTAATCACCAAAGGCGATGCTTTGATTATGACTGGTAAAGCTGACGCCAGCGACATTACACAAAGGCTGTTAGAGGTGCAGGAAAAAACAGCAGAAAATGCACTCACATTTTTTATAAATGAAAGCCAATCACCTGTTTCAACCGCGCTGACATTAGCAAACGCATTGACCGGCGATGAAGCTGCGCCTGAGCAACTGCAAGCAATCATGCAAATGCCAGGCGGCGAGTATGCCTTGCACTTATTACGGCAGGTGAAAGACAAGTCAAAACGCGCTGAAATTGTTGATGATTTAGTAGAGCAATCGTTTAATCTCTTCGACAACCAGAACAAACTGCAAAACCAAATAGAAAAAGCTGCAGACAAGAAGAAGGCCGCTGACTACAACAGTATTTTCAGCCCGAACACTGACCCTAATGAAAGAAAACGGATCTATAATAGTTTAGATGCTGTCAACTACATGACGCCGCAAATGCGTAAAGTTGCGGATGAATTCTTGTCTGGCGCACTTACATTTTCTGAAAACGATGATGGCCAAACTATTTTGGATCTTGAAGATAAAGTTGCAAAAAGCAGGCTGACATCAGCCGATGTTGTTGCTGTCGCAGGAAAGCTCACACAGTCTACTTTCCAGTCATACATGGGTGATGTAGGGCAGATCCGCTCAAGGGGCGTCACAGACGCCCTGGGAGACGCCAGGATAGCATTCCGATATGAAGAAGAACGCGGCACAGACATTGAGCCGTATGAGATTGCATCGATGACTGCTTACTACAACGCGCAGCGTAAATTACGTCAGTTTGAGCGAGACAACCCAGGTGCGTCCGGCCAGCAGATCCGAGCTGAGGCGCAAGCTATTATTGCTGAAGAAAGAAAAGGCTTGAAAGGTATCATAGAGATCGAGCTGACTGACATATTGCGCGATCTGCAACGCCGCACCCAGGGCCTGACTTTTCAAACAACGCCTAGTGGCGCTTTCAATTATGGCACTGTAGTTGAAGAAATACGAAACTACCTGGTTAGCAACCCTAGCGGTCGAATTGAGGCTAATCTTCAAGAGATCAATTATTACCTGCAAATGATGGCGAGTTTTGGCAATGAGTGAACTTAATCAGCTATTTCGGTCTGATCCAGAAAACGATCTCGATACTGACATCGAGGTTGCAAAGTATGACCAGGCAGCCGCTTTACGCGCTATGGGTATCGAGCCATTTCCTTTGCCAGAGAGCGGCATGGGAAGCCTAGCTGCACCACCTAAGAACGAGGCTGAGCAATACTTTATGACGCTGAATGAGGTGCTTGCAAAAGGATCTGATGTTGCAAAAGAAACCGGCGCAGTCGCGGTACAAAGTGTCAGGCAGCCAGTACAAGAGGGCGTAAATACTATTGTTGAATTTTTGGGCAAACAATCTGAGCAGTTTGCAACCAGCTTTGGCGTACCGCCTGAGTACACATCTGCTACACGCCCTGACAGTTATTTGCAGGAGCTACGCGATAGAGGTTACAACACCGACCTGCCGTTGAGCCACTATCAGCCAGAAACCGAGATAGGCACAACGCTACGCGAGATAGGTGCGTTTGCGACATCTTTTTTGCTAGGCCGTGGGTCTAATACAAAAGAGATTGCTGAAACGACCTTAGACAGAGCTGGTCGGTGGGGACACGAGCTGGTTCGTAATGTCAGAGGCGGCATCATGGGCGAGCATGCACTGCATGTTGAGGAAGCTAACTTGTCACAATTAGCGGTAGACCTTGGCTTCGCTAAGGAGCTGAAAGATTATTTTGAGGCTGGTTCGGCTGCAGACGCAATGGCAGAGGGGTTGTCTGAAACAATAGCGCAGACAGCAAACCCAGAAATCCGAGGCCAGGGCGACAGTTTGAGTGCTGAGGCTAGATTGTACCGCAAAGTTGATAGCGTGATGGAAGGCAATGCTATCGGCGCACTACTAACTGGCGCTATTTTGTCTGCATCCAAAGCTGCAAAAATTGCAAGGCAGGCTCCCAAGACAACAGCCGCAGCCGGTGCTGCCCTGGCAATGCAGCCGGATGACGCGGAAAGCGCACCGGTCACAAGGTTGGCTAGAGATGTTTTGCGTGATGATCGTTTGGCTATGGGCAAGCCAGCTCTCGATGACGACACATTGCGGCAGTTTAGGCCAGATCAAACTGTAACGCTCGATGATGGTACGCCGTTGCCCATACAGCGTACTGTAGATGAAAACGAAATAGGCTTTTACAGCCAGGCATTCCGCGCTGTTGCTGGGTTTGGCCAAGAAAAGATGACAAGCCAGCAAGCTCGCAAAATGCTGCTGAAGGCCGGTGTCAAGCCAGATGAGATGGAATGGACAGGGCTGAACGATTTATTAGCTACTAACGACAATCTGACAAAGACACAGCTTATCGATCACCTGGGTGACAACATGATGCAGGTCGATGAAATTACAAAGCCAGAGGCACCGCAAAGCGCAATCGATGATCAGCTCAGTGCGTATCAACAAGACCTAGATGATCTACGACAAAATTTACAGCCAGATATGATGAGGATTGAGGATGATTACGAATATTACTCATCTATGGCTGAAGATTTCTTTGATCAATTTAATAGCGAAGGATCAAACAGCAATTTTTACGACACAATTATGCAAATGCTGCCAAACAGGCACACTCGTTACGACAGTGATGACATTGCTGCAATCAAAGCTGGAATTGAAGAATATACGCTTAATCCATCAAAAGACATGAGTGACTTTTTTGAAAGTGTCAACTTCAAGTACAGATTTTTAGAAGAAGACATTAGAGAAATTATTAATGACGATGCGAAAGAACTTTATCTTGAAAGTGATCCATTTTTTTCAGCCAGTTTCAACATCGGACAAGCTAGGTATGATGTTCATGGCAGTGATGGCATAGGTAATTGGACAGTAAACAGAGAAGGTGAGGTACTGTTTGATGATATATCATCACTAAATGAGGTGCGGATTAGAGTACAAGAGCATGCAGAAGACTATGGAGACATTGAGTTTCCAAGCGATGAAACTGCGCCAGGTTTTGCACAATGGGGCGATTATACTGAAGACGGCGGCAAAAACTATCGTGAGATGTTGTTGACAAACGATAATTACAAAGGCGACCCAGAGCTGCCAAAACTGTCAGATGACGATGATTATGCCAAAAAATCTCGCCTAAGAAGGTTTAATGCGACTGGTCATTATGACGAAGACAACATTATTTACCATGTGCGCTTAAAAGACAGAGAGGCAGCAGACGGTGGCAAAGTTTTATACATCGAGGAGCTGCAGTCGGACTGGGCGCAGCGTGGCAGAAAGTTAGGTTTTTACAACCCTGACGCCAGGGTTGCCGAAACTGTTAAAGCAGAAATAGTAGACATTGAAAAGCAAAAGGCGACTATTGCTGCTCAACTAACGAAAGATTATTTAGCTCCAGATCCACGCACTGCTGGAACGGCTAATGAAAGAGTTTTAAGCCCATTGACTGAGTACGACATGGCTGAACAAAGCCCTGAGTACAAAAAGCTAATGCAGCAAGAAAAGGCGTTAAACAAAGAATTGAATATTGGACGCTCATTGCCTCGGGGGCCGTTTGTTCAATCAACAGACAAATGGAGTACATTGGCTGTAAAGCGTCTGCTGCGGTATGCGGCAGAAAATGGCTATGATTATATAGCTATTACGCCTGGGCAAGTACAGGCAGATCGTTGGAACAACGAGGGGCTGGCAGATTTCTATGACAATATTTTGGTCAAGAATTTTAACAACGCTCTGAAAAAAGTAGATACACCCCAGGGCGACTTGTTTAACAAGGGCATGAAGGTTGAGCAGATTCGCATACCTGAGCTTTCCTTCTCCGATAGCCCAGTTCCTGATAACAGCGATCTGGGTTACAGTTTCCCAGAAGTTGCTGAAAATGGAGTGAGAAACGCCATTAGAATTACACCAGAGGTGAAAAAATCTATAGGCACTGGCACACCATTATTCTCTGCCGGAGCCGCTACAGTCGCCGCAGGCGCAGCAATGAACCAGGAACAGGCTCAGCAACAGCCGCAAATGTAACTGTACGAATGCTGCGAAATTTGATATATTAAACGCTAAATGTGGGCAACTGTGGTTGCCCTTTTTTTATGGGTAACTCATGGCATTTGAACAACCTGACACACTGATGCGGATCGCTGATCTGCACAGCAAATCCCTAATGGATGTTGCAACGCTTGGCCCAGATGAAATAGCGCAAAGCCCAGTGCAGTATGCCAGCCTAGGCGACCTGTTCAAATTGGGTGCAAAATTCTACGGCGGCAACAGGGCGAAGCCTGCTGTTCCGAGCGATACCGGTGTTGGCAAGCCTGCTATTGATGCGCGGCCCCGAGTAGCGTCTGAAGGCAATTTGACGCCGGATGATCTGGGCTACCGGCAGACACAAGATGCGGCGGCTGCAGATGTGTTGTCGCCAGAGGGCCAGGCTAAATTTAAGGATCAGAGAGGCCCGACAGATCTAACGCCGGAAGGACAGCTTCGCGCACAAGCTCTCGATGACCTGGATGAGGGGGCTGACCTCACGCCAGATCAGCAGCTTGACCAGGTTGTTGGCACAGCACAGCGTGGTCAGCTTAACGAGCAACAAGGCTTCCGCGTGACAGACGAAAGCAGCGGCTTTGCTGATGAGGGGCAAGCTGTTGAGGTTTTGACCGGTGCTACTAAAGGAGATCAGTATCTAAAAAGCATTGCCGATGGTGCGCCATTTAATTGGAACAACATCGAAGAACCAGACGATGTAAAGTTTTTGATGCAGGCTGTATCTGACAGCCTGGCTGATCCACAGCAAGCTGCGACCAGAGGCATTATAAGTAATACAGAAACGCTTGAAAACGCGCAGGGCCAACTGGTTAACAGCTTGGGCGTAACTAAACGCATCTTAAAACGAAAAATAGGCACTACCTTTGCGAATGCAGCAGACGCAACAGCAGCGCGTATTGTATTATCTGACAGTGCTAAAAAGCTGGCTGACCTGGCTAAAAAGGTGGCTACCGGTGAGGGCGGCGACCAAACAATGCTTGCATTCCGCAGGCAGCTCGCAATTCACAATGGTATACAGCTACAAATCAAAGGCGCACAAACTGAGGCAGCCAGATTGCTGCAGTCGTTCAATATACCGGTCACTGGCGATATGGACGCCATAGAGGCTGCAGCGCTACGGACAGACACAATCAACGCAGCAGGCGGTGCCGAATCAATACGCAAAGCCGCAGTAGGATTGGTAAACGCTGCCAAGCAAGGCGAGGGGCAGTTCAATCAGGTAGCGCAGCAAAGCGTTATGAGCCGTTTTAAAGATGGCATGGAGCATCTTTACATCAACGGCCTACTGTCAAACCCTCGGTCTAATTTAAAGAACATACTCGGCAATGCTCTGTTTATGGGCTACCAGGTGCCAGAAGAAATACTGGCTGGGCTGTATGGCACAGGTGAAAGAGCCATACGAAAAGCTGTAGGATCAGAGATTGACTATACAAATCAAGTGTATATGGGCGATGCTTTAGCTCGTATGTCAGGTTGGTTTTATAGCTTTGGTGATAGCTGGGCGGCGGCTGGCGAGGGCTTCCGGCGAGGCATACCAGGCGATTCAGTCAACAAGATTGATGTCAATCGATACGAAAATTTTGGCAACCCAGACAATGTGTTTGGCCGCGCAATGACGCAGCTCTATCGCAGCACCAGCATACCGACAAGGTTTTTGCTGGCAGGCGATGAGTTTTTTAAGGTCATGTCACAAAATGGCGAAATGGGTGTCCAGGCACACCGGCAGATGAAAGCTGCCTATACTGCTGGCATGTCGCGCCAGGACGCTGTTGACGAAGGCATGATGGTCATGCTGTCGCCGCGCACATACCAGGCAAAGGTAGATTACAAAAGCCGCCACGATACGCTGATGAGCGACCTGGGCGAGTTCGGCAAAGCTGCCGGTATGTTGCAGAACACAATGTTTGGCCGGTTTATTATGCCGTTTGTTACGGCTCCGACCAATGACATACTGCGTACTATTGAGCGTACACCATGGCTTGCTGTGGCTAATCCTTACACATATAGGGATGTGTTTGGCAAAGATGCCGTAAAGAGGCAAAACACACTGGGCAGATTAAGCCTGGCTGGCTTGTCGATGGGGTATGTAGCTCACTACGCAATGGCTGGGCAAATCACCGGAGCTAGACCACAAGACCCACGTCAGCGCGAAAAACTGCCGCCAGGTTGGCAGCCGTACTCTTTTGTATTTAGAGGCGGAGGTTTCCCTGTTGATGAGGATGGCGATCCATTGCCGTTGTACGACAGGTTTGGCAACCCTAATGGCCCACTAAATTATGTAAACTACAGCGGCCTTGGCCCTGCAGCGTCAATGATCGGAATTACCGTCAATGCTTTGCAGTTTAAATCTATGGCTAGGAGTGCAGAGGATCGCCAAGGCATAGCGTCTGCGGCAGTTTTTGCCGCAACAGACTATTTTAAAGAGCTGCCATTTTTGCAAGGTGTGAGCGACACATTTTTGGCTCTGCAACGACAAGATGCCAGCTACCTGGTTAGCGGCCCACTTGGTTCGATGAATCTTGTGCCTGGTGTGCCTAACCCATTTAGCAGCCTTATGAGAGCTGGCGATGCAGCAATTGATCCAAGGCGCAAAAAGATCAATGTCGATTTTGACATATATACAGAGCAAGATGTTATTGACCTAACTGATCAAGAAATACTGCCAGAATCAATAGAAGGTGGTTACGATTTTCGTTATGTTGGATTAGCCAAAGGTGGCCAGGGCGAACAGTTTTTCCAAACTGTTGAAAAAGGCTTCAACCAAATGATCCAAACAAATGTGTTTGCAGACAGCCCAGATGTAAATGTGCCAATGTATGACACGCTGGGGCAGGTGCTTACAAAAGGCCCAAGCCTGGCAGAAAACCCAATATTGGCAACATATAATGCTGTCAGCCCATTTATGATCAGCAGCTCAGATGAACAGCCCGAGTATGTCAAAGAGCTGGTTCGGATCGATTGGCCGATACCGCAGATGCCGAAGACATACAAAGGCATTGATTTAACTGTCGAGCAGCAAAGCCTAATGACCTGGCTGGCCAAGGGCCGAGCTGAGGATGCGCCTGAGCTGTTTAAGCAAATGGGTATTACTGAGCCGCTAACGATCAAACTCGATAACCGGCGCAATGATTTTATCGGTGCCATCGAGCGGCGTATGGGAACGCGCCAATACCGCAAATCAGACCGGCGGCGTAAGCAGGCGCTGATTCGTGATGTGCATCAACAGTTTTTAGCAGCAGCCTGGAACGAGCTGACAGCTCTGCCAGGGTTTGAGCGTTTAGGCCAGGCCGCGCTCGAAATCGACAGCCTAATGGAAGGGGGCTATAGATGACCGTATCTAGCACCGCAACAAAAGCTAGCCTATCTGCCAACGGCACCAATCACAGTTTTGCCTACGGCTTCAAGATCTTTGCAGATGCAGACCTGGTTGTAATTATCAGGGACGCAGCAGGCGCAGAGACAATTAAGACACTAAACACGCATTATGTGGTTACTGGTGCTGGCAGTGATACCGGCGGCAATGTGCTGTTCAAGTACAACACCGGCGAAACCTCTGATGCTCACTACAGCGCCACAGACAACCGGCCTGCCAACGGCGAGACTGTTGTGATCAAGCGGTCACTGACGCTGACCCAAGGTACTGATTATGTGGCTAACGATCCATTTGCTGCAGAAGACCATGAAACCGCCCTGGACAGATTGACATTTATAGCGCAGCAGCAGCAGGAAGAAATCGACAGAACATTTAAGGTTTCGCAAACTAACACCATTGCAACAGCGGATTTTACTGCAGACGCGGCAAGCCGTGCTAACAAGGTGCTAGGCTTTGACGCAAGTGGAGATTTAATTGCTTCCCAGGAGCTAGGTGTATTTCGTGGCACAGACACTACCACGACAACGACAGCCTACAATGTCAGGGATCTCGTAAAGTCAACAACGACAGCGCAGCTCAACAATGTTTATATAGCGCTGCAAGATTCGCCATCCGGCACACTGCTCACGAACACGACATACTGGGCGCTTATTGTTGACGCTGTGGCTGCGGCGACATCAGCCGCAAATGCTGCGGCATCAGAAACAGCGGCTGGCAATAGTGAAACAGCTTCTGGTAACAGTGAGGCTGCTGCTTCGACATCAGCGACCAAATCTGAAAACTATGCTGTAAAAGTTGATGGCGCAGTTCCAAGCACATCCGACCATTCATCAAAAGCTTGGGCGGTCGGCGGCACCGGCGTTACTGACACAGCCGGGGCTGGCGCAGCAAAGCAGTGGGCTGTTGATCAAACAGCAGATGGCGTTGATGGTACTGAGTTTAGCGCAAAGGAATATGCCATTGGTGTTCAGCAATCTGTTGGATCTGCCAAGCAGTGGGCCTTGGGCGGAGGCGGCAGCTTTGACAGAGATACTGCTGTAACAGGATCAGGTCTTACTGCTGAATACTCAGCAAAGTATTGGGCTAACCAAGCAGCTAACTCAGCTAAAGACTTCGTTGATGTTTACTACGGCGCATTTACAACAGATACAGCCGCTGAAGATTACCAGCTAAATACTAATGAAGGTTCAGTGAATGTTGGAGATCTGTACTTCAACAACAGTGATAATGTTTTAAAGGTACGGACATTCGCTGGATGGCAGGACGCCGCCGCAGATACATCTAGCTTTGCAACGGCTGGCTTCAGTATAGCCATGAGTATTGCTTTGTGACCTTGGAGATAAACGATGGCACAGAATTTTAGAAGATACACATTAAACGCAGTTGGCACAGTGGCTGCTGATATACCAGACGGTGCCAACTTTGACAGCTTTGATACGATTGTCGGCATCCATCTAGCGAATGTGACAGCCAATGCGGTGACTGTTGAGGTCTACATTAATGATGGAACTAACGATATTCATCTCATCAAGGACGCACCCATTGCGGCTGGCGGTGCGCTTCAGGTCTTAGATTCTGGTGCTAAGTTTGTTGTTCAATCAGGTGACAGAATGTATGTCAAATCATCTGTCAATAGCAGCGTAGATGTCTGGGTCAGTGCTGTAGACGCAATCAGTACATAAGGGGTTTTGCTATGGCTTACATAGGCAATCAACAAACTGAAGGGTTTTCTAAGATACCCCCAAAGCAGGATTTAACAGGGGCTACAGGTTCTAGCCTAACTCTGTCCCATGCTGTATCTAGTCCAGAAAGCATAGACCTTTTTATTAACCACGTGCGTCAGGAACCTACTGAGTCGTATACCACAGATGGTACTACAGTTAATCTAGTAGGATATAGCGTAGCAGCCACAGATGACATTTACGTTGTCTATAACTCACTGGCACAGCAGACCAGCACACATCCAAGCAATCAAGCACTGCAAGCTACCACTGGTGCGTTTAGTGGTAACGTAGACGTAGGTGGTTCACTGCTGGTGGATACTATCAAAGAGGGGACTGGCACTAACACTGCGATGACTATTGATAGCAGTGGTCGTGTAGGGTTTTCAAATCCAATCCTTGTGCAAGCGTATAAGACAACTACACAAACATCTGCTGGCATAATGATTTGGAACAATGAAGTCATCGACACCGCCAATGCCTATGACCACACTACTGGTCAATTTACTTGTCCGAAAGCAGGGTATTATGAGGTTTCGTTCAATTATGTTGCCAGAAGTGTGAGTTCTGGACACCGAACAAATGTGCGAAAAAATGGTGTTAAGCAGAGCATTGATTCAAGCAACGCTAATGCTTCTCTAGTTTGGTCAACATTTCCTTCTGGCAGTGAAATAAATATAGCGGCATCAACGATTGTTGACTGTGTCGCAAATGATTTATTGGATGTCCATCTTACCACTATTGCTGCTGGGGATATTTATGGAAGCACTAACGCACATAACAATATGACTATAAAGTTCCTGGGGTAATTAGACATGGCACTTTCTAAAATTATAAATGGTGGTGTAAGCGGGTTATCAATTGCTAGTAATGGTCGTGTGACTATGACAAACACTGTCGAGATAGACGCTTGGCGGCTGACATCTAACTTTACTACAGACCTCGCAACTATTAGTGGTTGGGAAAGAACTGACGATTCTACTTTTGCATATGCTGGGACAGGTATGAGTGAAAGCAGTGGAGTTTTTACATTTCCAAAAACTGGTTTGTATAAAGTAACGCCTCAAGTAGAAATCATCACCTCTAATAGCGACACGGTTGTAACTGTTGATGCAGATGTGTCGTCAGACAGCGGTTCTAATTATGACCGAAGGGGTTATTTCAATGTCAGAGGCACCGCTAGTGACCCCAATGGTGGTGGTGCAATGACCCGTAGTATTTTAGTCAATGTCACAAACGCATCAACATTTAGATTTAGACTTCAAACTGCCAGTTTGGGGTCTGGGAGTAACATCGCAGGTAACACGGACTACGACAGAACATCACTTATGTTTGAACTCATCACGGATAGTCAGTAGGTTAAGGGAAATCATCATGCCATACATTGGAAAAGCACCTGTAGGTGGTGGGTTTAATAAACTATCATTCCCTTCTGCCTCTGCTACAGCAACCTACGCTTTGACGCTAGGTGGTGCAGCATACTTTCCAGAGACTGCAAATCATTTAATTGTATCTCTCAACGGTATTGTTCAAGCCCCTCAAGATTCGTTCACGGTCAGCGGCAGTAACCTTGTATTTGCTGAGGCTCTAACCACTAGCGACACAATAGACTTTATTGTTGCTCTTGGGGATGTATTTGATGTGGGTTCTGTTAGCGATGGAACAATCACAGCTAGTAAAGTATCTAGCAATTTAATTCGTAATGGTATCCGTATCAACACAGGCACACTGTCAACAAACACAACCATTGCTGCGTCAGAGCGTGGTGTTGTTGGTGGTAGTTTGACGGTTGATAATGGTGTCACACTTACAATAAATGGGGAGCTAACCATTGTCTAAATTATATGTAAATCAATTAGCCCCCAAAAC